CTCTCTCACCGGCCGTTAGGCCGGTAGAGTGCGAAGTCTCTTTGAGAGCAAACTTCGCCCTCTCACTGCGGTTTTGACACCGCCACCAGCGTTAAAACGCTGATGCCATCCCTAGTTTGATGCGGACGCCTAGGGGACGTCCAGAACGCCTCAAATGGTCAACCTCAAGAGGATCACAACCTCTCTTGAGAAACCATTTGAGCAGCGCGGGCTCACCGTCCAGAGAATTATCTGGAAGGCGCACCTTGACTACATAACCCTTAACCAAGGGGCTATGTAGGTGACGGTGCATCTTCTGGGTTTCATAACCCAGAAAACTGAACCTGCCAACCACAGGAGATGTCTCTGCCACGACTGGATAGTGCTTGATAGCACTAGCAATCGTTTTGTCTAGCAGAGCTGCTGTCTTCCACATACCAGCCTTGTAGAACTGGTTACGTGTACTGACAGTAGAGACCACCTCTTTAGCGTCCTCCGGTCGCGTTGGGAATAGGCTACGAACCTTCACGATTGATACATCGTGTCCGGCGTAGTACTCCTTTCCGCAACTCTCTCTGAACCTACCGGTCCAGAAAGACTTGCCAGCATTTACCCGATAGCCAAAAGCTTCGAGTTCGCTGACGACCGCTGATACGTAGTCCACGGGAACGATGATATCGTCCCCATAGACGCGCACCTTGCCCACAAAGGATTGAAGATCTTTGTGGGTCAACTTGCGCCTGAGCTCTCTTTGTATTCCCAGGAAAACCAGGGTCGTAAAGACCATGGCCTCCATCGGGAAGCAGAGAGCTGAACCCATTGAAGCGAACTTGGCCAGGTGTAAAACACCATAGCCAGGCACATCAGCCTTCCTGGACCTACAAGCCTGCAGAGCCTCAGAAAAATGAGGATGAAAGCGGGTAAGCGCCAGTACATGCTGATTCGAGACACGATCGGAAGCCTCGCTAAGATCTAGCGTGGCCAAGTCTCCCTCGCGGGAGCCTTGAAGAGCCAAGTGCTGGTTAGGCACTTGATCCGTGAATCCAACGAACGTGCTAGATCTCTCTAGCGCGCTCACGAGGGGTTCCATGACAGCCTGTTGTGTATACATCATACACGTGGGCTCCATGGCAATAATCCTCGGTGTCTTGAGCGTCTTCGGAACAGTAGTTACCTTAACAGGTAACTCGTCCTCGGGTTCGGCAAACGCAATGCCAGACAGGTATGATGAATACCTGTGATTGGGGATCAGGAAGTCGCAAGACTTAAACACTGTCTCCAATCGAGTGGTCCACTGTATGCCGGTGAACTTCTTGTTTCCAAGAAGCCGGTCGGCAGTTTGTCCACTCCCGTGCTTCGGAACGAAGCCCTGATAAGCAGAGAGATTATCCATCTCTCCCAGGACGTCGGCCCAAAGCAACAGTGACATACGAGAAAACTCATCTAGAAGATGAGGACTCATATTTTCGTCACTGCGCATCACGTCGCTCTCACACTCGACATACCCACGAATCGCTTTTCTCTCACGCACTTCCGTGCATGGGAGGCCAATCTTACTGAACATCAGCGTGAGCTGACGAACAGCATGGATTGACGCGACACATGGGTCATCGAGCAGGCGACCAGTACCACGGTCAAAGACTCGATCGAGGAAACCTCCTAGAAATAGGGGGAGACCACCTCTCCAGGTAAAACCCTGGAAAAGGTTGCGATCGGCGAACCCCAGGTCAAGACTTCTTTCGAAGTCCTTCCCAAAGTTTGCCAGGGTAATCGTTAGAAACGACAGCCCCTCATCTTTGACTCGACTCGTGACAGTTTGATAATCACGAGTGGTGCTTGTATCACATCCCGCTGCTAAATCATCAGCAGCGGACTGCCAAAGTAGCATGAGGCTTTTCATACAGGCCCTCCTTTCAGAGGGTTCATGTATCCCGAGCCATGTCATACTAACTCTGACTGATTCAGTCCACTGATGGACCAGGTGTATCTGGGACCGAACGAAGCGGAGCTTCGTCCCAAAGAGGGTAATTAACCCTCCGAGGGATATCGGGCGTCACGGAAGTTGCCTCTGGATTGAGGTAACGTTCAATGATCGCTTCGATATCGGGATATCCCTGACGAGATCGTACGAAAAAGTACAACTCGTCAGAGAACCAGAACAGCAGCCTGAGCATCCCCGTTGCGTTAAGAAACGCCACTGAGGAGGCAAAGAAGCGAGGATGTCTCTCGTGAAAATGCGTTTTGCGCATTCCACGTCGAGACATTTAATTCTCGCCACCAAGCAGCTGAGTCACCTTGGACCCGGAAGTTGCAGTAAGATAGGCGGTAAGCCCATCCACGATCTGCTTCTGCTCCGCGATGGTGTAACCCACCTTCGGAGAATCGACGACAATGTAGACACTCATAGAGTATTCTGCATTGACCGCCGTAAGCGGATCGGCTGCGACCTTCTTATGGTCAACCCGAACGGTACGACGGTTACGCTTGCCATAGGCATGCGAGACCGCCAGCTTGACGGTTCCGTCATCCTTTGAAAAGGAGCCGGAATTGACGCCAGAGCTGACTCGCGGAAGCGAGTTGGCGATCGAGTTGATCGTAACAGACTGAGGATCAGAAAATGACATGGCACTACCTTTGCAGTGTGGTGGCCCACTGGATGTGGGCCGTTGAAGTTTTGACTCACTGAATGTGAATCAAGGAACGCGGGAGATACCCAACGCCCCGAGGATGGCCAACTGTTTCGGAGACAAATCCGTTCCATGAAGGCCGAACCCAAATGGCGATGCAGGCCGCCGCCGCTTTACCGTAGTACGGAAAGTGGTAGCGAGCGGTATCGTACGTACATCTCCAGGACCAAAGTAAAACCCTGGGGACATCTCGTACATGAACTCCGTCACCTTTGTTTGCATGACGTAGCCATACTGCATCTGGAGACCGTCTTCGGCAAAGAGGGATAGATTATGCATAATCCCTCCGATATTGCCGAACCAATCCAGCATCCAGGTCCAAGGTGTCAGATTCCAGAGCACTTCCGGCGTAAGCCGGGTCCCAAGAAGGTGATTAGCCTTCTCTTCTGCTGCTTCAATGTGACCTATCAACCCGGTTCCTAAATCCAGGTGATAGTTGAAGCAACCAGAAAACCACGTCCGAGTAAACTCGGTCGTGGTCTTCCTCAGGGACGCACTGGCAGGACTGAAACCTTGACCGGCAAAGAAGGGGAACGGGTTTTGCAACCCGAGCTCCTCAACTTTGACGGTCCTCACAGAAGGCCCAGTGAATTTCCGATGTTGATCGGTATCACTTTCGCTGAGGAACTTCCGCAGAATCGCGGTATGTCCCTTGATGCTCCGAGCGATGTCTTGAAAATCAGACACCGTGGGAGCGACTCCGAACGTATAATTCAAGTACTCGTCTCCGAGCGCTTGAACGTTACGATCACGCAGCATTGTAAGACCAGGAATCTTGGGTAAACCATCATTCCTGATCTCACCTAATGCGGTGAGGAGTCCAGCGTGGGGCTTTGTAGGAGCAACTTCACCAATGGCATAGGTGCCAAAGGCATCCAGGTCCGCATCGAAATTGATGCGAGTAGCTGGAGGGTATGGAACTGTAGTGAGGTTAGGATTGACGGCATAAAAGCGGGACGCGATTTCTCGCGTACCGCCCAAACCGTCAGGCCATGACCTGTGCAGATAACCACACCTATTGAAGCACTCCTGCTTGACAGTCCAGAAAGGATTGCCAAGGTCCCAACCAGGCGCGTTTTTGGCAAGGGCGTTTGAAATACCGCCCGAACCAGAGTAAAACTCTGCGCGCTTGGATTGCGACATGCCATGCACTCCCAGAAGGGAGGGCAAATACGTGTCGTGGGACAATGTTGTCTGACGCCCCTGAACAAGGAGAGAAACCTTGTCGTTGGAGTTCGACTTGATGGACTTATCTGCACGGATAGTTCTATCGATCATCTGATCGTTATAGAACGTGTGCAGACGAGATTTCGAGCGCATGTTATCATACACTCGACCAGTCAAGTCAGTCATAACAACACCTCTGTGATGGATGTACCAAATGGGGTATGGGAAAGAGACGCTGAATGCGCCTTGGCAAGTGTTGTAAGCACCGGCGAGGGTCCCATGGG